TGGTTCTTTGAATGGAAGTAATTGGAATTGGTCTTTAATGTTTCCTCCTGGTGCATCTACATCTCTAAACTCACCTGGTTGGAAGGGTTGATCGTCATCTCTAATTCTTAAACCTCTTGCTTTAAATCCAGCTGGTAAGTTTGCTAATGTACCTGCATCTAATAATTGTCTTAGTGATTGAGTAGCAGATCTAGATAATCCACCAATCATATGTATTAAACCAAAACCGTAGAATCCTAAACCTGGTAAAAACTTAAAGTGTACAAAGTAATCTTTTCTAATTTTTAATTCATCTTTTTCATCCCAGTTTCTATAGATAGATAAAACCTTTTGTGAACCTTCATCAATAGTTACAATGTATGGAATCTTAACATTTTTATCTTTATCATTAGATGTTTTTTCAAATTCATCTAAATCTAAATCAACATGCATTTCTAAAATATTAAATTGGAAATCTATATTGTTACCTGGAGAACTAGTTCCTTCTAATTCGTTATACTTTTTTTGAATATCGCTTTCATTAGGATTTGTTTCTTGTAATTCTATATCTCTATAAAAACCAGACTCTTGTTTTTTAAGAATATCGTTCTCAGACATCTTAACTATATGTGTAATTCTTTCGCACTCTTTTAAATCAGTTGCATAGTAAGGAACTATTAAATCTTCGGCTGGTATAAACTTAGACACCGCACGTCCCATAAGTTCATCATAATAAATTTTTTTAAATGCAGATCCTGCTAATGGTAAATAAAATAATAACTGATCAAACTCTGGAGTATATTCTTCCATCTTCTCCATTAACATGTAGTTCATAAAATCTTCTACACGTTGAGCTTGGTTCTCAACTTCTTGTGTGTCTTCTCCAATGACTTGTGTTCTTACAGGTCCTGCGGATGGTAATAATTCTTTATAAGCTTGTGCTTGAAATTGTGTAACTGCTTCTGCAAGTAATGGATGTGTTACTCCTGATGCTCCTTGGAAAGGTCTTGTTTGATCTCTGTATCTAAATCCTAATAGATCTAAACCGCTAACATAGCCTTGTTCCCAATCTTGTCTAGATTCTTTATCTCTTTTGTAATCGCTTATTAATGTATAGGCAATCTTACCCAACATTCTATCATCCATGTCTTCTGCAAGGTTACGATAGAAATCTTCTTTAGGTTCTTGTTCAACTGGAATCTCTTGTCCTTCAACTTGAATATCTACTGGTTCTGCTGGAACAGACATATCTGTTTGCACAACGGAAGGATCTATTTCTCCTATTGGATTGTTATCTTCAATTGCCATATTTTAATATAATTTAGTCGGCTTACTTTTTGCTAACTTATTACCTCTAGCTACCACAGATCCACCTTTTTGCAAAGCAAAAAATCTTGGTGAAGATTCTCCTTTTGCAGATGCATCTGAAAACCTTGTAGCTCTAGGTTCATTAATACTTACTTGTCTAGGCGAAGAATTTAAATTAGTGTTAGTAGCTACTTTACCTTTAAATTGATTAAGTAATTTTCTAACTAAAGAATTCATTGCACGCATAATACACCCTAATACATCTTAGTTACTTTACGTCTGTCCTTCATTACTTTGCCACAACCTTTAGCGATACCCCCACCTTTATAATGTTCAACTGGATTATATTCTCTTGTTGAATCTTCTGGACGTAACTTATTTAAATATTCAAATACAGTTTCATCATCAGTGACTTGTTTATATTTTTTATTCATAGCCTCTTCTGATTTTTTAAATTGAGCTTGTCTTGCTCGTTCTGCTTTGTAATATTTATCACCAGCCATAATTAAAATATGCCTTTGAACTTAGTGCCTCTAATCGCTGCACCTTGTCCACGGACCATGCCACCTTTGCTTTTCATTTCTATACCAGAACCTTTATTAGCAATGCCATCACTCATCATTCCGCCGCCCATTCTTTTTTCTACACCCATTCCTTTTCTAGAAACTCCATCACTCATCATGCCGCCCATCATCTTCTTTTTAGATTTACCAGCTTCTGATAATGCAATTGCGATTGCTTGTTTAGAGCTTTTTACAACGGGTCCTTTTTTACCTGAATGTAATTTACCTGCTTTGAATTCTTTCATGACTGTGCCAACTTTTTTTTGAGCCTTAGTCATGCCGCCTTTTTTTCTTCCTAGTGCTTCACCTACTGCACCTTGTGCTGCACCTTGTTCTATTTCTAAACTACTTGGTAATTGTTTTTCCAGAGACTCTCTTTCTCTCTCTGATACTGTTGATCCAGACACTTCTCTTGGATATTTTTTATTTATTTCAGAAATTCTTCTTTTAAATATGTCTTGTTGTCTTCTTTGTTTTGGTGTCATAATTATCTCCTAATAGTATTTATATTCTTTTGGCGGACGCTCCTCATCTATATAATCCATATATGTACTGATAAAGCTACCTTGTCGGTATCTTAACACGGCCTGAGTAGTACTGTCCACATAATCGTCATATTGACCGTGAGGAAATGCAGCACACTCCTCAATAACATCCATAGCAAACTTTTCGCCTTCTGGGTAATAAACATTGCCAGCTTCAAATAAAGGAGCACATGAGTTAATCCTAGTAAACTTATCATTTCCTTTGTTAGGGCTAAAATCTACAGCAGGTATACCCGCTCTTCTAAACTCTTGTAGTAATGGCTGACCAGATGCCTTGGCTTCAATAAGTACTGTTTCAGGCTGCCAGTATTTATATTGTTCAAATGCTATGTTCTTTAATTCAGGAAAATCAAACTTACCCTTAATAGCATCTAGTAATATCATTGCATATGGTTGATCTTCTTTAGGTTGAAATATACCCCACGTAGTAATAGCAGAGTAATCGGCAGTTTCCTTTTTACTAAACGCCGTATCATAACTTTGTATTACGTGATGTAGATTTGGAATGTCTTCATGCTTCCATGGCTTCCACCATTCTCGTTTTATAATTGCACCTTCCTCAGATGTAGGGTTCTGCATGTATTGAGCAGACCAGTTCCTGATACTTAATGAAGCTTTTACTTTTTCTAATTCTTCTAGGTTCCAATACTCTGGCCAAACAGGAGTCCCTGAATCTAAAATTGCTGGAAATGAAATTAATTTCCACTTGTCTGCTTTAGGTTCTGACTGAGCCTTGATCAGTCTACCTGTAAGATCATCTTCAGCCCACCTAGTCATAACTAATAATATGGAACCACCTGGCTGTAAACGTTGTCTGGGTCCTGATAAATACCACTCGTACGATCTCTCCATAGCAGTGTTGGATAATGAGTCTTGCTCAGTATGGGGGTCGTCAATAATTAATAAATCCGCACCACGGCCCGTGATGGAACCACCAACACCCGCAGCATAATACTCACCGCCGTGATTTGTTTCCCAACGTCCCTTTGCTTTAGAATCTTCTCTGAGCCTCACGTCACCAAATATTTGTTTGTACTGTGGTGAATCAATTAAGTTACGAACCTTACTACCAAATCTTCCAGATAACTCCGCATTGTGAGATACCTGCATTAATTTCATTTTAGGATACTTACCAATAATCCAAGCAGGAAAGTAAATAGAAGCAAACTCAGATTTAGTATGCCTAGGCGGCATGTTAATAATGAGTCTCCCTTTCTTCTCACTGGCTATCTTAGTGAACTCATTAGCAATTATCTGATGGTGGCCCCAACGGGTCCTGTCAGTTTCTTTACGAAATATGAAGTCAGGCCACATCTCTTTAACAAAATATAAAAAATTATCCTGGCACAGCTTAATGTGTTGGATCCATGCACGCTCAACTTTCTCTCGTAATTGATCTGTAGTTAATAGGTCAACATTAGAAATGTTAGGTTCCATAATGAAATGGACTGTACTGTATGTATAAGTCCTGCACAAGATGCCCTTACAAAGACACTCTTTTTTTTAAATTTTCCCGTAAAAGTTGTACAATTGTAAGTTGTATTGGGGTTTGGGTATGAGCCTCAACGGCTCGAGTGGCACGGCTCACGGCTCAAGTGTATTAGATTATATAACATAATATCATAAGTGATAAGTAAAGATTATCGGTAGTAATTAACACCAATCAACAATTCTTCAAGATGTAGTCGAACACCTCAACAATCCCCTTTGCGTCTGGTGTCGTGGCCAAGTCTTCACGCAACACGGCACACGGGGGAAGTGTATAGAGTTTCAAGCCCCTCTGTTCGAGGGTCTTATTGAGGATATACACTAAGCCCCCGTGCCTCTGGTGTTTCAATATCCAGTTGATTTGGTACTTTGAAAGATTACAATTCTTGATGTTGTTTGCTTTTAGTTCAAGCCAGAATGTATGGCCTTTATATGCACAATGTAAGTCGGGTATTCCGTTTAGTGTGTAGCTTTCTATCCTTGTAAAGTGTGCAGTTTTTATAGTTGTTTTAATTAAGTTGTATAGATTGCTTTCTTTGGTTTTAGTCATTGAATACTACTTATAGTTGTGTGGATATCTAGTCAATAAGCCGTTGTTTTTGTTGTCTTTTATTTTTGTAATATTATGCATTATTTTGTTTTAATTTAAAACAAATAGATTTATAACAAATTCACTAACTAACAATAATAATAAAATGACTAAAATAGAAAGAAACAACAATAGAAGAAAGTTAGCAATAAATCTGCAAAATGCTTGTGCAGAAAGCCCAGACGGTTTGGATATTATCTATTCTTTATTACTTGATTATGTTCCGACAGAAACACTAAAAGAAGAATTAAAAATAGCTAAACAAACTAAAGAGGTAGCATAATGAGTGAAACAAATTGCCCAGAGTGTAAATCTAATAATTTGGAATACTTGCCAGATGTTGATGGTGGTTCTTGGGTTAATACTATATTTGTGCAAAAAGACGGTAAATGGATTCCACAAGTACAGTACAGAAATGATGACAATAAGTGGGTTAATATTGAAACAATTAATTTAAACAAAATATTCTACAATGACAGCAGACCATTTTTTGTTTGTAATGGTTGTTCGGCAGAGTTTGACAGCAGTTGTTTATAAAATTTAATTAACTCAAAGCCCTTATTATTAGGGCTTTGGGATAGTTAAAAGACTATCATTAAACAAATAACAAAGGAAATAAAACTATGACACAAGCACAAATAAAAGAGGATAATAAGTTAAGAGAACAAGTTAAACATATAGCAGAAACAATACGCACGGGCCATTATGAGACAGATGATGAGTGTGGCCCTTGTGCTAGTGAGTATTTAAAAGATGCTTTAGACATTCAATATATAATCTCTAGTGATAAGCAATATTTAGGGGCTAGGGTTTTGGTTGCCTTTGGTGGCCCTAATATTTGGATTAATACACAGACACAAACAGTCGAGGGTTATTGGTGGGGCGATACTTGCCACATCTCTTATCTAAACGATAGTCTGGGCCTAGATGAATATCTAGAAGAACTTTACTTGTGTAATTAAATGATTAAAGAATATAATTTTACATTTAAAGACTATCACATAAATATTACCCATTATTTAACGGGTGTAGTGTGTGCCTCTGTTCGTAGTGATGACGATTATTTTACGAAGAAATACATTGATTATACACGGGCAGAGATAATAGACAAAGTTAAACAAGAAATAAACCAAAGGGGGAAACAATGAAAACCTTTAGCTTTCAAACTAAAGACAATTTTAGAATAGACGTTAAGGCCACAACGCCAAACTCTGCATATAACAAATTGAAATCAATTCCAAATTATGCAGATTTAATAACTGAATACTATTATCAATATGACAAAGACGGATATTATAATTTCAGTTTAGGTTGGAAACGCTTACAAACAAAAAAGGTTGAATAATGATTTATAATGTATCAATGACAATTATTTTTATAGTTTTATTAATAATTGTATTAAAAGAATTTATTAAGATTATTTGTTTTACTAAAAACGATAATTTTGATAAAAATTACAGAGCCACACGAATTGACGCAAATAAATATAGTGTTGATAAGTGGTTAAAATAAACAATAACAAAGGAAAAAAATGAAATTAACAACATTAGATATTTTAAATATATTGGACGCATTGGAAGAATGGAATTTTCTTATTGAGCCAAAAGAGTTAAAAGATAATGAAATTGGATTAAATGCGGATAGATATGAAAAACTGATAAAAAAACTAAAACAACAAATAATGAGGAAGTGGAAAAATGACTAACACACAAAAAATAAATTTATTAAGTAGATTAAATAATTATAAAGATTATTTAATAGTTAATATGACTGATAACAAGGTCTACAATGACGTTTGGCAACAGTCGGACATTAATAGACTTAATAAAGATTTAAGACTTATAAAAAAACTAATTAACAACAAAAAAGGAAAATAAAATATGAGCAATAGACAAGAAAAAACGGCTTATGAATTTACAAATTATAAGCCCATTAGCGTACATAAAAAAGTGTATGATGAGTTAACAGACTTATCTAATAACATTTATGATATTAAATTAAGTTATGCTAAAACGATTGAGCATTTAATTAATTACTATAAAGAAAACAAAACAAAAAAACTAAAATGATTAAAAAAATATATAATAAAAAAGATTGGCTAAGTTATGCAGAGGCGTTTGATTATGTTAAAACTTTCCCTAATCTTTATAATGAAATGAAAAAAACTTGGACTGTAAAAAATTTTCAAGAATTTTATTGTTTTAAAGGTATTACAAAAGACGGGGATTATATTAAATAACTAAATCTTCTTAATTTCAATTATTACTGAATTTGGAATGATTGTTGTGTTGGCAATTTCATCAATTTGCCCCGTTTTTTCGTCCTTTAGGGCATAATCGCCAAATACTCTGGTTGTGCCTTTAGATTGCGTTAATAAATGGCCTTTAGTAGTACAAATTGGTAGCTTTGCCGTTAATAAATCGTCTATTGATTGCCAAGCACTATCGCTTGTAATGTCATACCATTTTATCTCTACTAATGGATATTTTTCAATCTCTTTCTTAGCTTTTTTATTTATTGTTAATTTTCTTTTTGTCATAAGTTTTTATCTGTACTGTTCCAACACTTGAACTAATATGATTGTTATGTACTTTATTAAATTGATTAATAAAAGTTGTCCAATCGCTATTTTTCAATAACTGTCTCTGCTGTGATGTCGATAATTTGTTTATTTTCATTTATATTTTTTTCTAATTCCGACAATCTTTTTTCTAGTTGTTCTCTGTTCATACCCTCTAAACCAATATGATTAATTTCTTTTTTATCAATAAAAAATCCTGCCATTTGCCCTGCTCTAAATTCTGCGTTAATTGCAGAGGCAAGTTGATTTTTTTCTTCTGCTTTATTTCTCAATCTTTCAAAAACTTTATATGATTTTAATTTATCTTTTTCGTATTTGTTTAACTCTTGTGATAATCTTTTTTCTAAATATCTGCAAACGTGTGGATTTAATTCTGGGTTTGTAAGTCTTGATGCAATTTCAAAAGGTTTTTTATCTGGGTTTTTGGTTGTGTATCCTGCTTGAATACAAGCATCTGCCTTTGACATACTGCCCCAATTTGCAACAAGAATATCCACAAAATTTCTTTGTTTAGGTGTTAGTTCACTTGTAAGTTTAACAGAGTTTTTTCTTTTGGTCATAAATTCTTAACCAGATAATAATATAGATATGAGATTTAAGCTATATACGCAAAAATCGTTGAATTTACTAGCTATTTATAAAAAAGTGTTTAAAAACAATGACTTAACAAAGTGGGAAAATTTATTTTCATTTTACGCCATTTTTGAGAGCAAATGTTCAAAAAACCCTTATGTATGTGGGGGTAAATGAAAAAAGTGTTTAAAAACAATGACTTACAAATCTGCACGGAAAGTGGGAAAAAATAACCTAATGTTTATGCCGATTTTCCCAGTTTGCACCCTAATACTATCTATATACAAAAAACTTTTAAAAAAGTTGCGTGGAGTTTTGCGAAATTCTGGGAAAGTAGGAATAGGTATATATACCAATGGAAATTCGT